CTATAAGAAAATAAACTCATGAAAATAATATTATGCTACAACATATTTGTTCATATATAAACAGTGTTCTTAGTACTCGTAAGTATGATGAACAGAATGCTTTTGAACAAAATGTTGTAGCTAATTTAGTGAGTGATTTGTTTTGTTACATCATATCCATTCAAATTATGTTCTTGTTACAGGATTCTATGTATTTCTTCTGACATGGCATTAATCTTAGAGTGGACTGATATTAACATTCTAAAAAAATAAATCATTGTATTTGTGTTATTCAAATAACATTAATCGGTGGAATAATTATATCTATTATATGGAGGAAAAGACAATTAAGCAGATAATTTTATCATTAAAAAGATTAATAAAGGAACTAAAAAGCGGATATTGTAATAATCTTTCCTCTGAACAAATAAATAGATTAGAGCGTGGATTTTCAGAAATTTTGGAAGTTGAAAAAGAAATAAGTTATGGACGAATATACACAAATAGCAACGATGATAGGAGCCTTTTTAGGAGTAATTTCATTCATAATGTATTTTCCTCTAAAAAGAAGAGAAATAAGAACTAAAACTGAAAATAATAATGTAGATACGCTCAGTAAAGTGGTTAAAGATTTACAAGAAGAGCTAAATAGAAAAAATAGTCAAGAACAAGTAGACAAAAATAGAATAGATACTCTTGAAAAAAGACAAGATATAATGCAGAATAGAATAACCCATCTTGAAAGAGAAATAAGTAATAATAATATAGCCTTTGCTGCTATAACTTCTTGTAGTTGGTATAAAAGAGGAGGAAGATGTCCTATTATAAATAAAAAGAATGAAATGAAATAATGATATATCTTAAAGGAAATTTTTGGAAAAAATTATATGATTGCGGAGGTGATGATAGTAAGGGGTGTTCTAGAATTATAGAAAGAGGAAAAAATAAAGGAAGAAGTTATCTTCTTACAGGAAGAAAATATCATTCTAAACTAGTCAAATCAGATGCTAATTATAATCGTAAGAATTTAAATAAATTTATGGGAAAAGAAATAGGAAAAGAGCTTGAAGAATTTTCTGGATATGACAAAGAAGATTATAAAACAAAAACTTTTAGTAATAATTTAAGGAATTTTTTACAATGAATAGTAATAAATTAATAGGATATGGAATAAATGGAGATAATATTAACTCTTATAAAGATAATAATACCATCTCAACAAAAAACAAGATTATAAACAGATGAGATTATCTTACAGTACTGATCCTATGCCAATATACGAAGAAAATCAATTATAATAAAATTCATTATGAAAGAATTTATAAAAAAGTTATTAACTAACAATTCTGGAATTTCATCTAAGACATTCTTTTTGGTTGCCGTTACAGTGATAGGATGTATAATATTGTTATGTTGTGGATTTGTATTAATATTTGAAGTGATAAGATCTGGTACAATAAATACAGATTTAAATGGTCTTGCTGCGGTAATAGGCGCAGTTGCAGGATTATTTGTATCTGCAGGAATAACTAAAGCATGGGGGGAAAGAAATGAAAACAATAAGAATAAATAAAATTAATTTATTATTAATAGTAAGTTTGTTTTTAATTAGTTGTGGAACTACAAAAACAATAGAAAAACAAATTCCTGTTCCAGTATATCATATACAACATGATACAATTAATAAAATAATTAATCATCATGATAGTATATTTGAATTAGATTCTGTATATTTCAAAGGAAATACTATTTATAAGGTAAAATACAGAAATAAATTTGTCATACATAATGATACAATTTATAAGGCAAAAACGGATACAATAGATAAGCCTGTATATCTTACTAATACTGTAACGAAAGAACATAAGTATATCCCTAAGATTTATAAAGTATCTATGTGGTTTATGATAATTGCTGTTTTGCTTATTTTAGGATATATAGGATTGAAATTTTCTAAAAAGAAGATATAAATTATATTAGTAAAAGATAATATAAAAGAGTTGTTTGTAATTTGCATTCAACTCTTTTCTTTTTTATATTAAATTCTTCTATTTTTATTAAAAAGAGTTAAATATTAACATTAAACCAATAATTTATTGGAAAAAATTTTGTTTATTGGAAAATAAGTAGTATCTTTACCTACAGAAATTAAATATAAACTTAAAAAATAAAGATTATGAGAACTTTTTATTATTATTTAGATGTTGAAAATAAAACTTGTATTGTTTGCAGAAACAAACAAATAGCTATTAAAAATGGATTTAATCCGATTAAGCGTTTTAATACTTCGCGAAATTTAGTATGTTATGCTGTAGAAAATTATGGAGGGAAGTTAGTTGATGATTTAGATACAAAAGTTTATTAAAAATTTACGATTATGATAACTTTAAAATTTAAATTTGATGATGGTGACATTGTTCCAATCAGAAAAAATATGTCTAAGAATCAAGCAATTAAATTCGCCAAAGATACTTTAAAAAAATATCCTCATATTATTAGTTACAAAATCATTGAGGATAATAAAATAAATTTTAAATTAACTAAAAAAAATATGATTATGAAAAAATTAAAATTAGTAAAAACATTAGGAAACCGTCAGTCAATTCAAAACTTTGAAATTGAGGAAGACAAAGATGGGACCTTTATCCTATCCGAAGTTGTTAAAGATGAGGACGTGGATGGCAATCCATGGAATCGTAGAGAAGCAATTGGCTTCTTTGACACGGAGAAAGAAGCGGAAGATCAATTGTATAAGTGGTATCTTTAATTATTTTAAGCAGACGTGCCCGCTCAAGTGTGGGGTGCGAAAGAATATGGAATTTACAGAAGTAAATAATGACTTATATGATAATCGTCGTGTAGTAGTTCACTTTACTGAATTGCTTTCAGAAAAAGAACATAACGACCTATCTATCAACGACGGTTATAATCTCGCCCACAAACGTGCTTTAAAATTAGGCGGAAAGATTTATAAAGGTCATGAATTTGTAGGCGGATTTGTCTTTCAAAGCTACAATGATAAAGAGTTAGAAGATATTATATTAAGTATAATAAGCATAAATGCATTAAAAGAAGCGGAGAAGAAATGGTGAAAAAAGTATTTCACCAGATATAAGTGGTATATGATTAATGTATAAAACTATATAATATGAAGTATGAATATAACGATGGAGGAAGATCTTTATATTTTAGAACAATACGCAAAGATTATGATGTTATAAGAGCACTATCAATTGTAAAAGATGCTGACTATTTAGAAACTCTTCGGTTGTGCGAAAGAATCACTAAAAGTTATCTAGGAGATGGAATTCTGAAAAGAGATTTAAAGAAAGTTATGATTTCTTTTGGAGGAGAATGGCATCCTTGTATGAGTGCAGGAACAGGGTGTAAAGTTCATCTTAGGAAAGAAGAACTTCCTAATGGAAAAATTATATGCCAATTGACAAAACATTATACTGCTGTTATTGATGGTGTAATCAATGATACATTTGATCCATCCCGTAATGGTTCAAGATGCGTATATGGTTATTGGAGCTTTGATTATTAATTTTAATATTACTTATTATGGCACAGAAAAAAAATAGAAAATATTTTGAAAACAAGATTAATAGTCTTGAACATAAAATGAGTGATGCCCAATGTGAATTATTGGATATTGGAGAAGAGTTGCTTAAAGAAAATCATCAAGATAATAATTATACAGCAAGTATATCAACTGATAATGATGGATTGATTTTTATCAAGAAAGATGATTGTGACGATCCATTTATTTCTCCTGAAATTTCATCACACGATATGTTGCAAAATTTATGATAGCATTTCTATAAGAAAATATTAAGTAGACAACTTTTAAAGAATTACCAATGTTTAAAAAGATAAAAATTAAATATATGAATAATATAACGGCTAAAGTAATAGGATTAAGTACAACACTGTATTTTGTGGTTAACAATAAAATTAGTAAAGACTATCCGTCTTATATATCTTTAAACAAAGATAGCAGAATAACGGTTTATACAAAATCTGGATATGAGTTAATTCCCATGAAAGAAGAAGATAAAGAATCTTTTGCAAAGAATTCAGATATTCGTGTCTTTCTTAATGAAGAAGATGCAGAAACTTTTCTTAAAATGAAAAGAAATAATTATTCAATAAAATTAAGCGAACTTACGAATAAATGTAAAAAGTGTTTGGAGAAATATGGAGAAAGAGATGTTCATATATCTTTAGATACATTATATATAATGAATAATGGAGAAACAATTTTAATAAATAATGATAATAACTAATAATAAAATATCAAAGTTAATAGATACGATTCACGATGAATACTTTGTCGATTTAAGTGCAATCATAGCAAGCAACTTTCTTGATAATTGGGGTAAACTTCTAAAGACTTGCGACCGCCAACCAAAACCAAAATGAACAAATTGTATATTTGTTATAAGGGGGAGGGGGGATAAACATTCTCTACTTCCCGTCTACCAAATAAATATTAAAGATGAATAAATGAAAGTTCTAATTGATAGAATTGATAATTTTAATTATTCTTTTGTAAGATCAGATAAAGATGCCGTTCGCCAAATTGCTAAATGTTTGACGTTTAAGAATCCTGATATATATTCAAGGCATAGGAATATAGAGAAGTTTGATAAGAGAAATCTTACATTTCAGATTGGGATGTTAGATAATGTTAAGAATTATTTTGACAAAAGGAATATTAAGTGTTCAATTTTTGATTATAAATTTAATTTACCTAATGGAATAGAAATTGATAGTAGATTATCGGGGAAATATATACATCAAAGAAAGGCAGTTGAAGCTTTCTTCAAAAGAAGATTTGGCATTATATGTGTTCCAACAAGAGGAGGAAAGACGTTCATAATGTCAGAAATTCTTCGTATCTTTCTTTCTTCTGATAAAGGAAATTTTCTATTTCTTGTTGATAATACAACACTTTTTAATCAAGCAATTTCAGATGTTAAGAAATTCTTTAAGAATTATGGGGGAATAAGTATAGGGGAAATAAAAGCCGGCAAGATTGATGTTACGAAGAGGTTTACCGTTGGTATGATACAGACTATACAATCTACTTTGTCAATGCGTTGCAAAGATAGAAAGAAGAGATTGAATTTGCAAAAATACTTAAAGGATTTGAAATTTTTGTCCGTAGATGAGATACATGATAATTTTTCAGATAGTAAATTGAGACTTTACAGAAGATGTCATAATATAGATTATCTTTTATTGCTTTCAGCAACTCCATATAAGTCAAATACTTATTTACAGAATTTAAAGTTAAAATCTTGGAGTGGGGGAATAATCTATACTATTAGTGAAGAGACATTGCGGAAGCGTGGAGTTCTTAGTGATTATAAGGTTATTGAATTTGCAATTGATCATAATGATATTAACTATCCAGATTTTGATCCAGATTGTTTGGATTATAGTGAATTAAGAAAGCGATTGATATTTTGTTCTGATGTTAGGAACAATGCTTTATTGGAGATAATAAAGATATTATCAGAATACAAATTAAAGACTTTAGTCTTATTCCAATCTATAGAACATGGTAATATAATATCTTCTATGACGGATATTCCTTTTATATCAGGGAAGGATAAAGAGGATAAGCGTGAGAAGGAAAAAGAAATATTCTTGAAGAAGGATGGCGGAGTATTATTAGCATCTAATATCTTTAAAAAGGGAATAACCTTACCAGAGGCTCAAATATTAATAAATGTAGACGAGGGTTTAGAGGATGCAAATACAGTTCAAAGAAAGGGACGTGTTATTGCAGCAACTAAGACTAAGGATAGAAGTATGATAATAGATTTCATAGATATATTTGACTTATACTTTTCTGAACATTCGGAAACAAGATTAAATACATATATAGATGCAATCGGTGAAGATAATGTTGGGATATTAGACATTTCTTCAGATGATTGTTTTAAAACATTTGAAGTATGGATAAAGAAATGGTTTAGGCTATGAATAAGAGAAGTTTATATCATTTTGCAGTAGATACCTTTTTGAGACTTTTTGCAAAGTCTATTGGTTATAAGATAAATTATAGATGCAATAACAATGATGTTAATTCGTTTTATAACTTCTTGGAGGAATATAGGGATGTCTCTATAGGAGAGAATTTTGTTAGGGAATATATTGAGTATGGATTTCAATATTATACTAATGACGGAGAAGTAAGTACGAATATGAGAATGTCTTGGATATTTTCAAAGAATGCTATAAAAAGATTTAAAAATGGTGGTAATTTAAAAAAATATAGAATTAGAAAGTACAAGGTTAAGAATAAAATTAAAACAATAAGTTCAAAGCCTAATAGTAGTATTGTAAATGAAGTTAGATTATATGAAGAAAATTGTAAGAAAAGATTTTTCAATGGAAAAAGAGGTCTGGCATGGTGCATAGCTATGACTAGTTTATATTTTCATAAAAGCTCATTTTGCGTAAATTGTGTTTATAAGGATGAGTGCAAAGAGATAGAGAAGATAAATTTTCCAAATGTTTATAAATCTAGAGGGTATAAATGATATCAGATAAATTAGCTAGTAATTTTACTATAGAGTTATTAGCATATGCACTAAATAAGAGAAGTACTTTTGAAGTAGTTAGGGCATATCTTAAATATGCTTATTTACAAAATGAAAGCGAAAAGAAACTATGGCAATATCTTTATAAGAATTATGATAGAACGCAAAGAGTAGCAACTATCGGACAATTACAGCAACACTTTATAAAAGATGATGAAGTATTGGACTTGATAGATAGTGTTAAGGATGTTGAAGTTGAGGAGACATCTGAAGCTCACGGTTCTATTCTTAAGACATTTCAAGAGTATCTTAAACAGATGATATTTCTTGAAAGTAATGACAAGATAGTTGATACCTATAATAGAGGAGATAAGGATGGAGCATATTCCTTATTTGTTAATTTAGCATCTAAAATGGATAAGTTTTCAATATTAGATGCTAATTTTGAAAGAGTATTCGAGGGATTTGAAAATAGACAGATAAGAAGACGAAGTGAGGATAATCATTTTAGATTTGTAGTTCCGACCGGAATAGACGAATTAGACTATTCATTAGGAGGACAGAACGGTGGTCCGGAAAGCGGAGAATATGTGTTGTGGGTTGGAGATTCTGGTTCTGGTAAGTCTCAGTGTTTAATTCATTTAGCAATAACAGCGGCAAGACAGGCTCATAGAGTAGTTTTCTTTCAGCTAGAGGGGACAAAGGAACAATGCCTTAATAGATTTGATGCGGCTTGGACAGGAACTTTATATCAAGATATGAAAGTAGGAGATATAACGGCGAAAAAAATGCAGGTTGTAAAATGTGTTATAAAGAAACTTAAAAAGAATGATATATTTGTTTCTTCTTGTGAGGATTGGGGAGGGAAAACCTTAGTAGACGTTAATCATGAATGTGAAGAAATAGAGAAGAAATATGGAAAGATAGATGTTATAGTTATTGACTATCTTGAATTACTAGAAGTAGGTGATGGAATAAAATATAGTCCCAAGGAAGAACGATTTAGGCAACAAAAGTTATCTAAGGGAATGAAAACCTTAGCAATGAAATATAATGCCGTTGTTCATACTGCTACACAAACAAGTTCTATTAGTCCGGAACAGAAGAATGATCCAGATTTTGT